CTGATGCCGCCCCGGAACCTGTTCCGCCTTAACCCGCCTCCCGCGCGCGCGTAAATTCCGCCCAATGGATAAAGGATTTTCACGTTATGTCCTGGAAAGATAACCTTCTCGATGCAAGTTTCCGTGGCCTGGTGTTCGAGTGTATCGGCACCAGCGACACACTTGCGCGCTCGCTCGTCGAGCACGGGTATCCCGGCGTGGACGGCGCGGATGTCGAAGATATGGGCGCGCAGGCGGCGCATGTCTCGATCCGCGCCGTGTTCTATGGCGACGACTATGAGGCCCGGCTGCAAAGTTTCGTCGCCGCGCTCGACGGGCAGGATGATGCGTTAAGCGCGGAAGATGCCCGCAACGGCGGATGGCTGCAGCATCCGGTGTTCGGCATGATGTTCGTGCAGGTGGCGAGCCGCCGCATCGTGCACGACGCCGAGAGCGTGGACGAGGCGCAGCTGGAGATCGAGTTCGTCGAATCGACACCCGCCGCGCCGTTCTTTGCCCGCGAACTGGCCGCGCAAAAAGCGGACGCGATCGCGCAGCACGGCGAGCTGGCCGGCGCCGCCGCGACCAACGGTATCAGCGCCACGATCGAGCGCTTGCGCGCGGCCAATCCGCTGGCCGGGCTCGATGCGCTGCGCGACAAATTGACCGCGCCGATCCTGGCGATCACGTCCGGCATCGGCGTGGTGTTGTCCGGCCTCGATCCGCTGGCTTATCCGCGCGCCTGGGGCAACGATATCTCCGCGATGGTGGGCGGGCTGCTCGATGCGCGCGAGTGGGGCGAGCAGCTGGTAGCGGATTGGGCCGGCATCCGCAGCGACCTCGATGCGTTCTCGATTTTCAGCGCAGCGCCGTCACCGGCGCCTGCGCCGGTTACCTCAAGTATCGCGCCATCCGAGGCGCAGGCCATCGCTGCGGCCGCCGCCACCTTGACGGTCAACACGGCGATCGGGTTGGCTAATGCGGCCGGGTTGATGCTGGCCGGCGAGGCCGATACGCCGTCGCTGGCGCCGGTCGAGATCGAGGCCATCGCCAACCTTGCGCGAGACGCCCTCGCAGCCGCTATCGAACAGGTGCGCGCTGTCTACAACATCGAGCAGAGTCGCACCATCACAGAGCCGCTGAAAGACCAAGCGCTGGCGGTTCAGGAGGCGGCGCGGGCGATCATCGCTGCGCGTCCGCCGCTTATCTGGCGCAGCGCGGAAACCTCGGGAAATATGCGCCTGATGGCGCATTTGTGGTACGGCGACCACACCCGCGCGCCGGAGTTGTATCGCCTGAATGGCGCGCGCAGCCCGTTCGTCAATGCCGGAGACAGCGTTCATGCCTACGCCAGTTAAAGCCCCTCACCTCGGCTCCTCGCTTCGCTCTCCTCTCCCGCTTGCGGGAGAGGAAGCGACCGTGAAAGACGTAAAACCATGAACGACAAATTTGAATTGCTGATCGCGGGCAAGTCGCACGGCGACTGGGCCAGCTACGAGATCGACTCCGACCTGCTCACGCCGGCCGATGCCTGGCAGGTCACGCTCGGTATGAGCGGCGGACAGATCCCGCCGGACGTGGTCGCGGGTGCGCCGGTCGAGGTCAAGGTGGGCGGCGAAACGGTGCTGACCGGGCGGATAGATGAGGTCGGGCACCAGGTCAGCAAGACCTCGCACACGTTCAGCCTGTCCGGCCGCGACAAGGCCGCCGATCTGGTGGATTGTTCCGCCCCGGTATTCGTGGCCAAGCTGGTGAGCCTCAAAGAGATCATCGCCAAGATCGTCAGCGCGTTTGGCATCAGCCGTTACCGCATCGATGCCGATGCCACACGGACGCGCGAGAAGATCAACATCGAGCCGGGCGACAGCGCCTGGAACGCGCTGGCGCATGCCGCCGAAGCCAACGGTTTGTGGCCGTGGTTCGAGCCGGACGGCACGCTGGTGATCGGCGGCCCGGATTATTCTGCGCCGGTGGCCGCCACGCTGGTCCTGCGCAGATCCGGCAAGGGCAACAACGTGATCAGCCTGGCCAGGCAGCATTCGATGCATGGTCGTTACTCCGAGGTGACGGTGCTGGGTCAGACGCATGGAACCGATACGGAGCCGGGCAAGCATGCGCTGCGCGCGGACGCCAAGGATGATGGCGTGAGCTGGCATCGCCCCAGGGTCGTGGTGGATCATGAAGCGGATAGTTATGCCGTGGCGCGCGATCGCGCGCGCAAACTGATCGCCGACAGCCGCCTGAACGGTCTGACTCTCTCCGCCGTGGTCAAGGGCCACCGCATCGTCGCTCCTGGGCAACCCTCTGACGGTCAGCTGTGGAAACCGATGCAGCGCGTCCGCGTGATCTCCGAGCCGCACGATCTGGACGCGATCTTTTTCCTGATGGCGCGCAAGTTCACGCGCAACCGCAACGACGGCACGCGCACCGCGCTGACGCTCAAGGAAGACGGCGTGTGGGTGCTCGATGCGCATCCGCACAAGAACAAACACCAGCGCGGCAGGAACAGCCTGCCGGGCAAGATTATTGATGTGGCGGGGCCGGTGCAATGATTAAAATCATAGATGCCCGCATCAAACGCGCCCTGGGCGGTATCCGCCTCGCCTTCCGTGGCGTGCTCACGCTGGTCAAGGCCGCTGGCGCGGTGCAACTGGTGCAGCTCGACGGCGTGTCCGGCGAGCGCCTGCAGGATGCCGAGTTGTTCCAGCAGTTCGGCTACACCAGCAACCCGCCCGCCGGATCGATGGCGATCATCCTGCCGCTCGGCGGCAAGACCGCGCACGGCATCATCATCGCCACCGAGCATGGCAGTTATCGCATGGCAAATCTAGATAGCGGCGAGACGGCGATCTACAACCAGTGGGGCGATCACGTGCTGTTGGGAGCGGACCGGCGCATGAAGGTTGTGTCCGGTGTGGCCGTGGATATCACCAGCCCGGAAGTGACGATGAGCGGCAACCTCAATGTATCGGGCAACATCGTCGCCCAGGGTGATGTCAGCGACCACACCGGCAAGAGCATGCTCGGCATGCGCACCGCCTACAACAGCCACACGCACGCCGATCCGCAGGGTGGCAGCGTCGCCGCACCGGGAGCGCAGATGTGATGCGCTATCGCTCCCTCTCCCTAACCCTCTCCCGCTTGCGGGCGAGGGGACAAACGTGAAAGGCCTTTGATGGACGCCTTCATCGATCCCGTCACCCGCGATTACGTGTTGCTCGAAGGCGCGGCGCAGCGCGACCCTGCCGGCGGCCTGGCCAACTCGATTTATTTGCGGCTGGTCACGCCGCTGGGCAGTTACTGGGGCAACAAGCTGCTCGGCAGCCGCCTGCATGAATTGCAGCGCGAGAAGGATGTGGCGCGCGTGACGCTGCTGGCCAGACAGCGTGCCGAGCAGGCGCTCGCACCGGTCCTCGCCGATGGCCGCGCCACGCAAATCAATGTGTCCACCGCGCGCGAAGCGGGCCGTCTGCTGCTGTTGATCGAGGTGCTGGCCGCCAGCGGCGAGACTTTAACGTTCAAACATCCCGTGATGATTATTTAACTATGAGCTTTCCGGCAAAAGACTACCGCCAGATCCGCGCAGATATCCTGCGCGATATCGCCAATCAACAACCCGCCGCTTACACCGGCGAGGATTCGGATTTTGCGGTGCGCGCGAATGCCGTAGCGTCCGGCATCGAGGGGTTATACGAGCACCAGCAATGGATCGCTCGGCAGATCATGCCGGATACCGCCGACAGCGATTATCTGGAACGCCATGCCAGCCTGCGCGGCATCACGCGCAAACCGGCATCGTTCGCGTCCGGCACGGTGCGCTTCTCCGGCACTGTCGGCAGCAATGTGCCGATCGGCACCGAGGCCAGGACCAACAGCGGCATCGCCTTCGTTACCACGGCCGCCGGTGCGATCGGCGGCGGAGGTACGGTGGATCTCGCCGCGCAAGCGGTGCTGGCCGGGCTGGCGGGCAACCAGGCCGTCAGCACCGTGCTGGCGTTGAGCGCCGCGCCTGCCGGCGTGCAATCGCAGGCCAGCATCGTGAGCATGGCCGGTGGCACCGACATCGAGACCGATGCCGGGTTGCTGGCGCGGGTGCTGGTGGACCTGCGCCTGCCGCCGATGGGCGGCTCGGAGCACGATTACTACAAATGGGCGCTGAATGTGGCGGGTGTGACCGATGCGTATGTGTTCGCGCAGCGCCGCGCGATCAACGGCGTGGATGTGGTGATCGAGACTTCGGGCGGCCTGGCGTCCCAGCAACTGATCGACGATGTGACGGCGTATATCGAAACCGTGCGCCCGCTATGCGTGGATCTGCTGGTGATGGTGCCGACATTGGTGACGGTCAATATCGCCGCCGTGCTGACGCTGTCCGGCATCACGCTGGCCGAAGCCACCGCGCGCATCAATAGTGTGCTCGCCGGTTATTTTTCGACCGATACATTGCATGTCGGCGACATGGTGGCGCGCGCCAAACTAGTGAGCCTGATGATGGATGTGCAAGGCGTGCTGGACGTGAACCTGACCGCACCGGCGGCTAACGTCGTGCCGCTGGCCGACGCGACCCATTCCGAATTGGCCGTGCTCGGCACGGTGACGCTGACGATATGATCGCGATGAATAACACCGAGCTGTTAAAGCGCCTGCTGCCGCCCGGCGCCTACGATCCGAACGCGCCGCTGATCTCCGCCGAATTGCAAGCGGAAGGCAATGCGCTGGATGCCGCCCAGATGGCCGCCGGCGTGATCCTGGCCGAAGCCGACCCGCGCACCACGCTGCTGATGCTGCCGGACTGGGAACGCGCGCTCGGCCTGCCCGATCCCTGCGCCGGGGCACTACAAACCGTCGAGCAGCGCCGCGCCGCCGTGGTAGCCAAAATTACCCGGCGCGGCGGGCAAACGCGCGCGTTCTTCATCGCGCTGGCGGCCGAGCTGGGCTATGCCATCACCATCGCCGAATTCGGGCAGCACTCGGTGCTGTCGGCCGTCAATGCGCTGCTTTATAACTGGCCGTGGCGGTTCACCTGGCGGGTGTCCGCGCCGCTGATCAACACGCGCAATTACACCGTATTGAGCGCGGTCAACGAGCCATTTTCCGTCAGCGGTAACGAGATGTTGGAGTGCGCGATTTTAACGTACAAGCCCGCGCACACCTTTGTGCAGTTTGCATATAGCTAGGAGTAGATATGGATAACAGAAAATTCGCAGCCAATGCCTCGGCAACTCCGCCGGCTGTCCCGGCCACGCCATCGTCCGGATATCCGACCAACGGAGATCCGCTCCAGAGTGTGGAGCCGACGACGCCTGGCGATTTCTGGTTTCACCAGATCGGCGAAGAGCTGCGCGGCGTGATCGCGGGAGCCGGCCTGGCGCCCAGCACCGCCAACCTGGCGCAACTGCTCGAAGCCATCCAGCGCCTGATCGACGCGCAGTCCGGAAACTACGCGCTCGACACCGGAGCGGCCAACGCGTATGTCGTCGCGTTCAACCCGGCGATCGTGGCGTACAGCGATGGCATGACCGTGCGTTTCCGCATCGTCAATGCCGTCACCGGCGCCTCGACGCTCAATGCGGGCGGCGGCGCGGTGGCGCTGGTCAACGACGTGGGCGCCGCGCTGGTGACCGGAGACGGCCCGTCCGGCAGTATCGTTTCAGCAACCTATGTTGCCGCGCTCAACAAGTTCATGATCAACTCGCTGGTGCCCTCGCAGGCGATGACCCAAGCGGCGGCGGATGCGCGCTATGCAGCATTGAACGGCTCGGCAACTGAATCGTTCAAGGCATCTTATGTGGATGCGCCAATTCCGCAGAACAGCAAAAGCGCGGCTTACACCACTGTGCTGGCGGATGCGAACAAGCACATCCTGCACCCCGCTGCCGATGGCAACGCCCGCGTGTTCACGATCGACTCCAACGCTAACGTGCCCTACGCGATCGGCACCACGCTGACCTTCGTGAACAAGATCAACACCGTGACAATTGCGATCACCACGGACACATTGACCTGGGCCGGGCCTGGCACCACTGGCAGCCGCACGCTGGCGGCGAACGGCCAGGCGACGGCGATGAAGATTGGCGCGACCGAGTGGATGATCTCGGGAGTGGGGCTGTCATGAAAATACTTCTCGCACTTTGCCTTTTGGTTTTGGTTGGCTGCGGCGGTTCTAATGATCCAGCACAACCGCCCTATGCTCCGCCACCCGTTGTCATTCAACCCGAACCCTACGTTCCACCCCCGGAGGATATTACCGTGACCACAGCCGCCATTCTTGTAGGAAACTCGCCCGCTTTCATGTTCAACGCGAGCATCGCGAGCGCCTCTGATTACAACGTCCGTGCCGCCGCCGTTGCCGCCGGATGGCCGACCAGCATCCCGCTGGTGGCGAACATCACGGTCACGGGCATCGTGCAGGCGACCGCAATCTCCGCCTATGCGCTGGCGGTCGATGGGGCATACCCAGTTAATTCGACGATCAACTTAACGATAGACGCAGGCGGGAACGTTGTCGGGAAGGGCGGGGCTGGCGGAAATGGTGACGTTCAAGATGGATCTCCCCCAACTGTAGGCAGTGTGGGCGGGCCAGCCTTATACATTGCGCCTAATACGGGAGCAGCGATCTCCATCACAAATAACGGAGTCATAGGTGGTGGCGGCGGC